ATGTCAAGATAAAGACCTCCGTCTAAAAAATTTATGAATTCAGGTAGAAATGAACTTCGGAAAGCCATCTCTGCAAAAGAGGCGTGATGTACATTTCCTATTTGAGCATAATGCCCCGATAATAAATGGTAATATTTACTCTTGCCTATTCCGACAATTTCATGTTCATCGAGCCTAGCTGCCATAGTCTCGATGTATTTGGGAGCATAATACTCATCATCCTCTATAATCATGACTTTGTTGCCTTTAATCAATGGCAAGGCCATTTTAAGATTAAGAAGAAGCGTATATTGTGGATCGCTAGGCTGTGGCTTTCTTCTCACGTAGAAAATATTACTCCCGGAAACAATTGGCATTGTCGGCGTTTTCCCATCATCAACAATTATCCATTGATCTGGTTGCAAGGTCTGATTCATCATCCATTTCTGACACAGGGCGAATGGCAGAGGCCTATCTCCCGTGGGGGTGATCGCTGTTACAAAACTATTTCCAATTCTCGATTTAATATCTTTGGAAACGGATGGCTTTTTAGCCCTGGCTTCGGCTGGCGATTTTTTATCTTCGGGTACGGTTCTTATATTTTTATTGCTGACCGTAAGCCTCATAACTTCGCGATAATCCTTTTTGGGGAAGCAATCAAGCGCCGAATCAGGATTCAGGTTGATCACCTCAATATCCGTTTTTCTCTTGATCTCATTCGCGGCATGATTGAAATAAGTCTTGTAATTTTCCAGCACGCCCGGCTTCATCGGCTTCTTATGTCCGTCATGCCAGTGAGTCTTTTTGCCATCGAGCTTCATGTCGAATCCTAGAAGGAATATACGTTTCACCCCTAGACATACAGCCAAGTTCAATGCACCGTAGCCGGAATTGTTGCCGTGGCCTATACCGTCCCTCATAGTCGTCGGGAACGCCTTGAATCCTCTGGAAAAATTGATATAAACCGGGATCACGAATATCTCTGGCGGCAGCTTGCAGACATATGTGCAGAGCCATACCTTGTATGCTTTGGATCGATTGAACTTGTCCAGGGCGTCCTGGCCATAAAGCCCTTCCAGAATGGATATTAAATACTTGGTATCCATCGAGAATATGATTGTCGGATCGAATTTCTCGAATGCCCGGTTTACTCCTATCGTGAACTTTCCCCTGAGCAGAGACCAGTCGAACTTCTCGAGGCTCGGACCACCGCCTATGATATAGCAGTCCTCGCCCTTCCAACTGTTGTCAGGCAGTACGTCCTTCAGGAAGCGGTTGCTGAATCCATTGGATCTGGATACGTATTTGTCCGCTCGAATCGAATATTCCTTAATGCTAACTGCTTCCATTATCATGGCGTCATTATTATCGGTTTTTTCTTCACATAAAGCCGAAGGAATTGGTCGGCCTCAAGAATGCCTGTCAGGATTTCATCCTGTGAGCCAGCAAGATTGGTATAGGAATAGTCCCCTATCTTCTCAGATTTCTTGTATGAAATATTATTATAGAGAGTCGGATCGTTCTCGCACTTGGCAAGGATAATTGCCGCTTGCTTTATCGCCTCCGGCACGTCGCCTTCATCGCCACAAGTGCCCTGAATCAAGATGTTGTTATAGCCCCGAGGGAATATCCCAGCCTCATAGACAGCTGCCAGCTTGTGTATAAGCTCCGGACCGAAAGCACCTCCGGCACTAAGAACGCAAGGATCAAGAAACACGGAATTCTTATCCCACGTGTACCAGGATACGGGCATCTCGATGCACGAGACATAGACATGCGTGACCGTGATTATGTCCAACTTGAGCGGAAGGAAGAGCCGGTTCTTATCATTGCCGTTAATCTCAATGTCAAATTCCTCGCCACCGAAATGAGTATGACAGGCCTTATCAATTATCTGCTCAACCTTATCGATTATCGCTTTTTTGTCGGCTCCGTCAGGCCAATTGTCCACATCCTCAGAACAGATGTAATCACCACAGTATTCAGACATGGAGACTCCTTTATAGAAAACAAATAGAGTAGGGGCCGCAAGCCGTAAGGTCTACAGCCCCATATTTAACATCCGCTCGAACAGTGAGCTATTCTAGGAATTGTATATCTTCTTATCATCAGATGACCCTCTTCTGCGCGCACTTGATGTAATCTACATAAAGATTCTTCACCTCATCCTCACCGGACTGAATTCCGAATCCCACATTAAGAACGGTCGTCGGAATATTCGTATTATGCAATCCAGTTGCAAGAATGGTCTGCGGAAAGTCTCCGTCCTCGATTACGAAATATCTGAGGTTGTTGCCTCCGTCCCAATGGATTCCCAGCCTATACCAAGTGCATTTCACCAGAGACATGATCTGCAAAGAGTTTGTGACTGCTCCGCCGGTAACCGTGTTACTGAAATCGAGATAGGCATCTCCGTCATCCTTGTGGAAAACCGCATAATCGGCGGGGGGTGTGAGCCAACTGTGTCCGGTGACGAAACCGAACCAGAAATCCGTGTCTAGCACATCATCGATATAGAACCTCAATTCGGCATAGAGAGGATAGCAGTCCTCAAACTGCCAGCATTCGCAGCGCTGGGTCAGCTCCGCATTGTCGCCGTCATCGCCTTCGGTCGGGATGTTCAAAACCCCATTCACCATGCCCAAACATTGGATTGTCCCTGCTCCGGAACCGGCCGGGGTCTGGCTCAAATACCAGTTGTAGGTCGTATCCGGAATATTGCAGAAATCATTCGTGAGTCTATGGGCGTCGATTATGTCGGCAACGTCTTTCAGATACAACATCTTATCGTGCTGAATATGAAGATTGTGCATGCGGAAATCGCGCCATGTCAATTCAGGCTGATGAGCGGTCTTGTTATTCATTACTTTAGGGTATTCATTTCCCATCTTTTTCCTCCAATTTCTCAATTAAATCTTTTTTCCTCATTTTGAAAGTCCCTGAGATTCCCATCACTGCGGCCATAGTACGCAGTTGTTGAACCTTGAAGCCCGAATAGTCCGGCTTCGTTATTGCCTCATGAGTCTGAACTGGAGCCGGGGCTGCTTTCGGCTTTTCTCCCACAATCTTAATTTCCAGATGTATGTCCCTGCGCTTGTTGTAATTCTGAAGCTGTTTGAGGAGTAGCGGGTCGTTTACTTCCACAGGCATCATCCTGTTGAGCCACAGATTGCCCTTGCATGAGGGAAAAACTCTCGGCCTTCCAAAATTAGTGACTATTGCTAACATTTGTGCGTCAGGCATTTTGCGAACACGATTGCATTCACGTTCTCAATTGCCACTCCAACTTTCAATGAATAATAGTAATATGTACATTGATCTGCCGCGCTTCTTTCAGGCTCGATTTTGATGTCCCTCTGGATTCCGATGATGAGGTTGTTCTTCGGCATGAGCATGGCATCCGTGTATTCTCCGCCGCCAATGATTCCGTAATCATCGGGGGTTCCGCCGTCTGATCCGAGATTCGTGGGCATTAGCGGGACGTCAATGATGGGAACTTTGTGATATCTGGTCGTGCCGTCGATTGCTCCGTCCTTGATCACTATCTCCGACAGATTGGTCAGACCTCGTCTTTCAAGAGCTATCAGGTAATCCTGCGTCACAAGATCGGAGTTCAGAAACACCATGTTCCGCAGTCCAGCGTTCGACTTGTATTTCGATGGCATGTTCTTGAGCATAATTGCATATTTGATTTCGAGGTCGTACGGTGCATTGGGTGATTGTTCCGCAATCCTGCCTGACATCTCGAAATCGGCATTCACAGCTTCATCCGCTTCGGCGCAGGCTGCTCCACTCTCGCATATGCAGGCACTCTTGATGTGCGCAGCTCCACAAACTGAATTGTAATACGTATCTCCTACCTGGCTGTTGTTTATGATATAGCGCCAGCCGTCAAATTTGCTTTCGATATTCTTGGGATCCCAGGCATTGTACGAATGGGTATCGGCCATATAGCTAGCATATTCCAGTTCATTAGCAGTCTTTTTGGCGATTATCGACATGAGATGGGTTTTGTATGCGGCGCCCTCGAGTCCTTCCTCGATATCGCTATCGTACACGGGCGCGCATCCTCTGAATTCTTCAGCTTTAAGGGTTATAAGGTTGTGAATCCACTGTTTCTTGTAGTCGCTCTCATCGAAACCGTCGGCTGGATAAAGGAAATGACCGGTGCCGAATCCCAGGTGCCGAATATACTGTGTCGGCTTCACCATCTTGATGATCCTTGCATAATCCTTCAGCGCGCTCTCGTCAACGATACAGTCGATAAAATGATCAGCTTCCTTTGGCAGCAGATTGATTGTCGGCAGGGAGATCAGGTTATACTTCTCAATTCTTTTCTTTTTGAGCAAATCCTTCGTATCTTTCATTATTTCAATCCTCCGTTAAAATTTTTCTATCTTACTACAGGTATTGATGGGAAGGGATCTTCCTCATCACCATCATCAGCGTCGTTGTCTTGACCCTCGATGCTCTTTTTAATTCCTTTAGCTTTCTTGAGCTTCTCAACATCCTCTTTCAAGGTTTTGATATCTTCCTTTTCTTTCTTCTCCGTGTCTTCCTTCTCTTTCTTCACTCTTTCCTTATCGGCTTTCTTAAGCTCATCAAGCTCCTCTAGCTGTCTCAGGACATCTTCCGGCAATTCCAATTTATTGCCATCCTTATCTATGAACTTCTTGGTCTTCTCTCCAATAAGCTTCTCGATAATTTCCTGAATCTTCTTGAGCTGTGCGATCGTGGCCTTCGAGAGTGAGGCTCCGGCTTTCTCTACGTCCTCAAAATCAAGTGCAGATTCCTTTTCCGGATACTCATATGTAGCACTCTTCACGAGCGACAAAAAAGCCTCATTGAGTGCCGGGGGGAAATTCTCCTGATATCCGTCGACTTCCTCGAGTGCCTTCCTGATCTCTTCGATTTTCTCCTCAGGAAGCGCCTTTATCTTCGCGACAGAACTTTCGTCGACAGTCTCATCCCCAAGAATCTTCTTCAGATTTTCTAACAGTTCTTCCATGTTCAACCTCCGTTGTTTTAATATGTAAAACTTCTTGCGATTAGCAGGCTCATCACATATGGTGATTTCCTCTATCAAAACGTCTTTCAGTTTTCTGGCCATGTAAATAAGCTCCTCAACTGTAATTATTTTTGAATTCCCCCATAAAAAAAGGGACATTCAAAACTTGCTTTGCATTGCAAGTCTTAAACGTCCCTAGACGTTACAACTAAAAGTTTAACTCAGACTCTAAACTTCAATCATAGCAACTACTATTAAAATATATGATTATATTTTGTTTGTCAAGTATTAATAAAATTATTCACTTTTTTTAATATCTCTTGTTTATACTTTTCAGTTAAAATTCTTTTTGTAGGGCTATTGTTAAGTGGATAAAATTCTTTTTCATGGATTATTAGGCAATCAAGCCCTGCCTGATTATATAAATCTATAAGCTCTTGTGGATTATCGTTTCTATGCCAATAATCTCCGAATATTTCGATAATTTTATTTTGTCCTGTCACCTTAAAATCTGGATTATGATAATGATCATCATTTAATTTTCGCCACCATGAACCATCTCCGATATATCTAATATTTTTATTTGTCATATTATTAAAAATATTTTCTAATTTCGTTGGTCTAATTTTCCATGATAATATTCTTCGTTTCATTTCTTCTTCGCCTATTTTTCTTCCTTTATTAGCTTTGCTAATTTTTTTTCTAACCCAATCTAATTTAGTAAATTTACCACCATAATTAGGATTCTTTTTTCCTGCCTGAGTGCCTTTAAGAATTTTACTCATTTTTTTTATATATATAGGGTTTTTCCATCTTAATTTAGCCTTATTTGAAATTGATTTCTTAGCTCTTTTTGATAGATGTTTTCTGCCTTTTTGATTTTCACCTTTAGGTTTTATTTTAATATTATTATGTCTAAGCCATCTCATAATTGTATTTGATTTAGTATCTGCTATAAATGCTATTTGTTCTGAATCTAAACCCTCAATCCAATATTTCTGGTAAAGCCAGTTTTTATTATGATATATTTTAGTTCCTATATATTTTTCTTTCCATTTTTTTCTTGCTATTTTTACACTTTGACTATAACTTCTTGTTTCTAATCTGTACTTTTTTAACCAAACATATATAGTCGATGGATGTATATTACATATTTTTCCAATATCGGGCGTAGACAATTGTTCAACAATATATTTTTGATACAGCCAATTTCTATTTTTATAAAGCCTCCCCTGCTCCTTACCTAAAGAGAGCGAATCGATAGGAAGGTTTGGTTGGATAGCAGGGGAAGCATTTTGATTGCTCATTTTAATTCGCTCTCTACAAATAAGAATAAACTTAATTTATTGGTTTGTCAAGTAATTATAAAATAAAAAAAAGGCCAAGCCGTTAAGCCTGGCCCCGGTGATGTGTTTTAAAACACACTAGGTTGATACCCACATATAGAATAAGAAAAACATATTGATTTGTCAAGTTTTTATTCTTTAGCAGCAACTCCGCCCATGCTAAAACCCCCCAGCTTCCCACTCTCTATGTCAGCCCAAATTTTCTTGTCTTCGACCTTTATCATCAGCCACCACGCACCTTTCTTTATCGTCTGCCCGCCTTTCTTCGTATCCTCGTCTGGAATATATGACTCGATAATCGGGAAATTGTACGCCTTTCCCTTATGGTTGATTTTCATCTTCTTATCGCCAAGCATATATTTATATGCCATCTTCTCAATTTCATCTGATTCCATGAAATCGCCCTGAGTGTCTTCGACATTAGGCTCGTAGATTATTCCCCCCACTATCTGCTGCTTCTTGTCCACTTTCTCGAACTTGAAATAACTCTCTCCTGACTCTGACTTCTCGGCCTGCTTCTCCTCTTTCTTGGCTTCCTCGAAACTGATGTATTTAATCTCATTGTCAGCTAGGAACTTCTTGGCCTGGGCAACGGTATATTTATCCTTCGGAAATCTCAGGGCCTGCGGAATCCACATCGCCGGCGGTTTGCCTTTCGGATGCCCCCAGACTATGGAAATTGAGGCAGGAATCGCTATCTTGAAATATATCTTTCCGCCCTTCGTCCTTCTCCAGTCGTCATACTTCTTCGGGTCTTGGAGACGGGCAGAATGCTCATTCTCTTCTTTATCCGCTTTCTCCTTGTGCTCTTTTATCCATTTCTTGGCCTTCGCCATAGTCCAGCCATGAGCCTTGTCGAATATATAAGTCCGTATCTTTTTCGCTTTCCCGCAGTACAGCGCCTTTATCCCTTCCTCGGCCGATATCGTTATCGTGGCAGTTACTTCGCAGTCATTCACTGGGATTCTTATCGTTTTGTCAGTCTCTTCCGGTTTCTCTATGGGAAAGCTTTTCTCCAAATCTTCCTCTGGTTCTTTATTATGTTTCTTAAGTTCCACAGCCTTGATTATCTTCAAGTCTTCTTTTGGCCTCAGGACCAACTCATATACAGGTAAATAATCATCCTCTGGCTCTTCATGCTTCACTACCGCCGGACTTCTGCTTAACTCCTCTTCCAGGACCTGCTTTACTCTCTCCTCAACCTCAACAAGCCTCTTGTCGGCTGTGTCCCTAATGTATATACTAAACGAACCTATTGATTTCGGACTCTTGAGAAAAGAACCGGTTATCGATATGTAATCGCTTCTCACCGGAATGTCCGGCAGGCTCTTGATGTCCACCCCAACCATTTCCTTACTGAATATCATCTTGTCGAGTTCATTGCTCTTGCCGACCTTGAGTCGGCGCCGCTTTATCTCATCGATGAGTAGCTTGTATTTCCCGAGAAAGTCCTTCCGCTCCAAGAAGATGAAGCCGCTTTTCTTGAACAGGCTGGTCTTGTAGAATTTCTTGTAGAGCTGGGAGAATCTCATCCGCAGGCTGAAAAGCTCGTTATCCGTCTCTTTCTTTATGATTTCTTTTTCTATGTTTTCAATTCGCATCGTAATCCCCCATAATGCTTATTTGTCAATTATTTCTTCCTTCTGTAAACTTCCTTCCATCGGCATTTTGTGCATTTCCAGATGTCTCGACAGCAAGACTGCTTCTTCCGCATGTCAGCCCCGCATTTCGGGCATTTCTTAGCTTCAGACATTATCTTCTATGCCGCCACCCATGCGCATTCACAGCCAGGATGAGTCTCGCCATCAATCGACCTAGCTTCATCGATGGTAACCACTTGGCCATTTATATTTGCCAGACACCACTCGCAAGAATCAGGACTTGAGACACCCTCAAGTTTTTTTATCCCCATCTGTCCATAACCCTGAAAAGTCCCCTCATTAAGAGCCATTCGTGTTTCAGTCTTTGCTATCAATTGAGCCCTGTATCGATGTAATCGCCTCGCATGAACTTCTGCCATCTCTCTAATAACTTTTACAGAATATTCAGGACGGTTTAGTATTAGCCATTCCTCATAATTAGCTACAGCGAATATCTGCTTTTCCGTAATCCCAACCAGAGGTCGAAGCTCTTTCGCTATCGCTGGAATCGACTTGCCCTTCTTTATGCCTTCAACTATATAAGCCTTTATGGCATTCTGAGTTTCCACTGTCACTTCCGTAACAAGTGCAGCCGCATGCTTTTCAGCCCATTTGATCGCCTCCAAGCCTATAGTGTCAAAACGGTCTTGCTTCCTTATCTTCCGCTCTACTATCGCCTTGCCGCCCTCTCCGAGTATAGCCAAAATCGTGGGCTTCAGTATCAAATTGCCAGCCTCTTCAATCTCTTTCCAATCAGCGAGATTCTTAATATTCTCAGACTTGAGCTTCGGCAACCCCCTCTGGATTTCCTCAGTCATCAACTTCATCCACTCGTCCACCTTCGGACGCAGCTTCCGCTCGTTCAGCGTAATCATCCGCCTCAGATTCTTCAAAGCTTTCGGCTTCCGCCCGAGCTTGCGGAGTGACTTGCTGATTGATTTAGATAGCGATGACAGCATGTTATTTCCTATTACTCGGAAAGAGAAAATTCGGATGCACCAGTTGCCCGCTTCGTTGCCTCTCCTGTTTCAACCTATTCTCATATTCAGTCTTCTGTTTCTTGAGTTCCTCTTCAGATACCAATTCGATATAGGCCACATCATCCTTTGAAATAACAATAGGCTTGTTTTTTAATGTTCTGAAATTGAAAAAATTGAAATCCTCATTCTTTGTTCCGATTTCAATCAAGTCTTTCTCTTCGCCTTTTACGGCAATCGCTCTGTTCGGCTGTTTTAAAAATATTAATAGTGGCATTCATTTCTCCTTATAGTTCTTTCAAATAAAAGATAAACCGTGGTTTATACTGTTGGAATGGATTAAAATGAATACCCAATCTTAACAGCCACAAGTCTATAGATAAATAATAGCCGAAACACATTCCATGCTTAACATGAATTAATTTTATTATCGGGCTGTCGAATAACTTGTTGTATTTGACAATCACATTCAGTTCAGCCATCATTTCTCCTGTAATTTCCTACCAAGGAAAAATTTTAATAATTTTGTAAGTGAATCCCTTTGTCATTATAAATGTGTACTTTTAATAATTCACCTGATTTTATCTTTGCTACTTGCCTTGCATCTGAAAGATTTTTGTAATCGCCCTCTACCCAGTCTGTTCCGTCGAAAGTATCCACACATACTACACGAAACTTACCCTTTGGCGCTTTTCTTGAAAACTCATCATCTATCCCTCTGTTTCCTCCCTCGCTTAATGGTCTATCATCATACGGCATTTTGTTCCTCCTTATATTGACCAAGATAAATAACAATAACCTAAAAATAAAAATTCATTCATTTGCGTGCTAATCCATCCTATTTTCCATTTTGGAAACATTAAAGTTATTGGTTCGTCTGGTGGTATTCCCCAAGTAAAAAATAAACCTCTAAATTTGAGACCTTTTAATCGATTCACCCAAATCTCCTTATAATGCCTTTCCACAGAATGGGCAAAATTTAATTAACTCAAATTTATCTATAAAATGATCTTCAGCCTTGCCTTCCCAAATTAGATAATAACTATTCTTATTAAATTCAATCACTTTTTCTATCACTTTCTTCTCAATCATAGACTCCATTTTATCGCAACAGTATTTAGCCATTATTTCTCCTTTTGCAAAACCTCATCCACTTTCGCCTTCAGTCCCTCGAGCTCGGCAACCAGAGCCCGCTCACGCTTCTCTACTGATTCCTCTCCGACTGCTATGTATGCCGATGACACATAGAACTGCTTGCCCTCTTCATATTCGCTCTTGCCCTGCCGCCGCCTTATCTCATTTGAGTTCAGAGCCCCTATTGAAAATTGTATCTGATCCCGCTTGGCTTCGGCGTCCTTATCCCTCACATCGACCTCATTCAATACGAACCTGTAGCTCTTGCATTCCAAGCCCTCGTGGATGATCTTATTCGTGATCATGCGGTTGTCCACGGTCTCAAGCGGTTTCACTACCGAGCTTATGTATATCTTAGTCGATTCTCCAGCCGTCGAGCCTCCGAGCGATCCCTCCTTAGCCATGCCGATCCGGTACAGAGGCATCTTATAGGACACGAGCACCTCCTCACACAGGCTGTCCTTGTACCATGCGAATGAGCCCTCCTTCTGCTGCTGCTTCATGTCCAGCGGAATCCATTCCATTGTCCCGCCTTCCGGCGAGTGCATAACTATTGTCTTGTGGGCGTTCTCGGTCCGCTTTATCTCTACATCGAGAAAGTTCGATATGTGCTTGGCCGCGCCTTTTTCCCATTTTCCGGTAAGATAGACTATAGCAGCTGGCACGCCGTAGTTCTCGAAGAATGCCAGGTTATAGTCTCGCACAGCCACAAGCCCGAGCACAGATCCGACCGCCGGTAGGATGTTCGGGGCCCCGTAATAGCTGCTCCCCGAATAATAGTTCCTGTAGAATATCATCTCATTGGCCTTCTTGTCGGAGTCGCCTTCCTTGAGCGGGCTCCCATCCTCGATGTTTATGTCATCCTTGAGCCCGAATCGCTTAAACCACACTTTCTTGTTGTTCCGGACCTGGCAGTATTTGTTATGCGACTCATGCACGTAAATCGTTCTGGCCGGGACATGCCATATTCCGTTTATGATTTTCTTATCGTCTCTCGAGACCTCCCATCCCCACCAGCCTACAACTCCCCAGTCAATCAGGCCCCGCTCGAGAGTCTCCTCGAAAGTCTCGTCCCTGTTTCCGCCGGAAGTGTCTATGAATTCCTCTATCTTCTTCTTCTCAGGCTCATTCTCCTTATTGCCCTCGACCGGCTGCAGAGTCCAGCCCTGGCCTATGACATCCTTCGCTATCTGCTTGACGCAGGCGTCGAAGTACGAGCAGTTCTCCTGGAGCTTCAGGAGCGATGATACCTCGAAAGGATGCGGGACGAGATTGTTCTGGTCCAGATAATTCGCCTCTGATATCTGCTTGCTTTTCGCATCCTTCGACTTCTTCACGTTGCCCTTGCTTGCTTTCTGCTTGGCGAATACCTGATTCGCGGAGAAGACGCCAGCTGAGGTCACGACCCAGCATTCCTTATAATCTTCATTTTCGCTTTCCTTTTGGCTTGCCGACTGTGCAGGTTGCATCTCAGGAGGCAATCCGGATATATGATTCGTCTTGCCATGCCACCACTTCTTGAGTTTATTGATTGTATTTCGCATTATTAATCCTTGTTTTAAGTTATCACACCACCCAACCTTCTCTCTCTTCCTGTATCTTCTCCACCTCCGGCTTTGGCTCGGGCTTCTCCGGCAGCTTGAAGTCCTTGCCATATATGAAACGGTTGCGCTTGTGCTCATAGAACCCCAAGGCTATCAACCGCTTCCTCAGATCATCCTCCGGAATCGACAGCGAATACGCGAAAGCTCCGAGTGCAGCATAACCATGCTTGGCTATCATCTGCACTGCCTTCTCAGCAAGCTCGATGTCCTCGAGCAGTATCGGCTTCTTCTCCGCTTCCTCTTGCCCTCTGTAATATACCTTTCCAGGGCCCAGATCCTTCAGCCTGTCTTTCATGTGGGTGTACACCGCATAACGCCCAGCATCGCAGGTATGGTCTTCATATTTTACTGGCTCTTCAAGCACATGCCCATTCTTATCGACCTTAAATTTATAACCACCGAATTCATCGTTCAAGTTCGTATTCTCATCTAGGCTGTATCGCTTGAATCGCTTTACCATATCGATGCCATTCTTGACAGAACCCTTCTCCTTGTCGGCCGGCTTTATGTTGAATCCTGCCTTGTATATCTCTTCGATCCTGGCTGGCTCCGAGGCATCTGCATATATATCGTAGTGCCTTTTCTCTGGAGGTATTACATCTTTCATCTTCTCAATCAACTCATCATTCGTAAGATGCGTCTCATAAATAAGCTCTCTGAAATAAAGAGCCATAGCCTCAACATCTATCCCAACCTCAATGAGAGTCGAGGGGTTGTTGTATCCGAAGTCCAGGCCGTAGATCGTCTCCTTCACTTCAGGGAACTCTTGTTTTATCTCAGGCCGTCCCCATATCAAGCCTTTTATTTCGGCATATTCACCAAGTGCATAAACCTTATAATATGATTCATCCTGGTTTTTAAGACTTTCAAGTTTATCTGTATATGATTCGGCCAGAAAAGGATTATCCTTATAAGTAGAATGGATGATTTCAGCATCTTGCCTAGGTTTGACTTTCGTGTTAATCCAATCATGCTCGTCAATAGGATTATAACTTATGAACAGCTGGTTTATTTCTTTATTATTAGTTGGCCCGCTAAGTCTTAAATCAAGGATAATGAAATCCTCATAGCTGAATTCATTCGTTTCCTCTATATGAATATAGTTGAACTCAGTACTCTTGATTTTCTCGGGGTTGTCTATGCTTGTGAAAAACCATAAATTATTATTCTCCGGATTATACAATGTCCTGTCGGACTTATTATGATTGATATTGTTATAGATTCCATACTCTTTCAACAGTTCAATAGCAACCTTATATGCTGTCATCCTCAAGGCTGGCAAAGTCTTCCTCGTTGTAAGGAAAACCTTATTCTCTT